CATGAAGAAAAGGAGAATGAATAATGACTAATGAAGCCACACAGACTGTAATTGATATTGGAAACATAAATTATAAAGGGAATATCATTCCTCATTTATGGAGGAGCCACATCACTTTTGCTAATGGAAAACCTGACCTACTGGGCATGGATATTCTGTCTGAAATAGTTTACTGGTATCGCCCAACGATAGTTAGAAATGAGAACGAACAAGGAACAATTTCTTATAAAAAGAAGTTCAAATCTGATCTATTGCAAAAGTCTTATGCGGAGCTAGCGGAGTATTCTGGATGTTCGAAAAGGCAAGTCACTGATGCCATCATCAGACTTGAAAAAAAGGGATTAATCACCCGAGTTTTTAGAAGCATTGAGACGCTTAAAGGCGTTGTGTCTCATAATATATTGTTTATAGAAATCCACCCAGAAGCGTTGAAAAATATAACCAACGGGACACCCCCCACGTTTGAATGTGACACCCATAACATTGAAAAAGAACACCCTTACAATCTTGAAAAAGAGCACCCTACCACAACTGAATGTGACACCCCCCACGTTCAAACGGGACACCCCCCACGTTTGAATGTGACACCCCCCACGTTTGAATGTGAGACAAATACAGAGACTACTGCAAAGACTACAACAGATAATATTAAAAAAAACTTTATAAAAAAAAGTTCTGTGAAAAAGCCAAATGAGCCAAAAAAGGTCTCGCTAGAGGAGCTTTCCGTTGAGCATGTTAGTGAATGGTTGTCTGAAAAGAGGATGAGGGGAGAGTTCTTCCACATCGATGAGAAAGAGGTTTTAGAAACATTCAAGGATTATTGCAGAGCCAATGGAAAACAATACAAAGACTATGTCGCAGCTTACAGAAACGCTTTTAGCTGGAGCCGCTTCAAGCAGAAACCAAACAAAATCAGTCGAGATGACGCACTTGAACACGCCTTCAGAGAGGGACTTAGGAAGACAATCCCAGGCCAAGGAGGTATCCGAGACATCTTCGAGCTTGAATAAAAAGAAGTATATCATCGCTCAGATGGTGGGGGCTTGTTTTGAATCTCTCAACAGCTACGGCAAGAAAGAAAGTTCGATGGAAACTATCATTGGTGTTTTTGAGATGGTGCTCATTGGTTACGAGGCTAACCAAATCAAGGAAGCTTTCAGGGAGCATATTCGGTCCTCAAGGGATTTTCCTACCCCTAGTGAGATCGTCAGGTTGATAGACCCACCAAAGGAATGGTGTGTGGAGAAATACAGGGCGATCAAAGAGGATATTAAAAACGACAAGTTCGTTACGCAAAAAGATAAGAATTACGTGAAAGAGTTCTTAAATAGGAACTTAAAAGGCTGGTAGGAAGCATTTTAAGAAGGCACAGACGCATAGACAGGGAGAAAAGGTCATATGACAGCCAAAAAAATGAAAGACCCTCTTGAGGGTCCGGAAAAGAGGAAAATGCTAATAAAGGAATTACCTTATCCTTTATCGGTGAATCACTACTACGAACGGGGAAGAAACGGCACCGTGTATGTCTCCCAAAAAGGGAAGGCGTATAAGTACGCTGTTGGGTTTACTTTAAACGGTTACCTCCAGATTAAAGGGAAGGTCAAATTGCATGTTGATGTATATCCACCAGATAAAAGAAAAAGAGACCTGGATAATATTAACAAATGCTTGTTAGATTCTTTGGAAGAGTCTGGTATTATTGAAGATGATTACAATATAGAATACTTTTCAATGAAAAGGTGTGACGTTGTTCCTGGAGGAAAGGTGGTGATAAATATACAACCTTACGAGCCAGAAGAAAGTAAGGACCTCACAAACGGTTTTGGAAGCACAAAGCTAAACTCCAATGTAACACGCATTGAAGGCAAGATTTATGCCACGAAAAAAGGTGAAAAATAAGTGAGGAAATACTTTGACTTTCTATATAAAAACTCTGGAAACAGTGGTAACGAAATATAGGAACAATAAAGGGAGGAGAAAATGACTGAGAAAAAAAAGAACAAAGTTGCCGATGAGCATCAAAATGCAAGGGAACGCCGCGCAGAAGGATACAAAAAGCGCCATGGCAATTGTAAATTAGATGAAAAAATGATGGATAAATTAAGAAGCATTATTCCTAACATGATGGGACAAGGTGCGACTCGAATTGAACTCGTTGCCGAACTCGGAATTCATCGAGATACATTGCACGCTTGGGAGCGCGAAAACCCTGAGATTTCCGACCTCTTACACCTTGGAGACGTTAGAAAAGATGCTTGGTGGATTAAAAAAGGACGCCATGGAATCGAAGACAGAAACTTCAATTCGAACCAATATAAATGGATGACTCAGAACCTTATTGCGGGCTGGTCAAACAAGCAAGATATTAACGCTGATATTAACTCAACAGAGATTGTTAAAAAAGCGGCAATGAAAAGAATTAGCAAACTAGAAGAAGAGGAACAATAAAATGATAAATGCACGACTTGAACAGTTTGAAATAGATTATAACCAAGAAATTTCAGATTTCTCTTTAAGCGCAGAAAGACTAGAAGATGCAGGCGTATTGGTTGACTCTATAGAAAAAGAACTTCTACTCAAGCATATGTTTAATCTAGCGGATATTGCTTATAATTTCTTCCATGATATGAAAAAAGAAGGCGATAAACCCAAAGAAAAATGCCCACTCTGTCTAAAAAATAAAGATTAAATTGTGCAGCAAGATGGCTCCTAAATATTTTAGTAGAAGGTTTCGATGATGATTTCGACGATGGATTATAAGGCTTTGGAAGATGAAAACAGAATGGTTAACGCTAAGTTAACTCAATATAAAAAAGATATAGAATCACTAAGACGCTTTATTGAAGAGTATAATAATTTTATTCAAATATTAGAAAGATGTCATAATGATTCTTTCGTACATTTAAATAAGGAAATGCAAAGCCTTGTTGATAAAACAAAAGAGCTTGAAAAAGAATTAGATGACAGGAAAAATGCATCTGATGATTTTTACAAAAGAAATGAACTTCTTGAAGAAGAATTGGTTCATATAATTAGGTTTGTGAACAATAGAGATCGTGACGACTATGATTACGTTATGGGTAAATTTGAGAAATATGACTTTGATAAGCCGTATGATTTAAATTATTCATTTCACAAATCTCTAGGAACACCTATGGATGACGAATAATAGCGCTGCTAATACAAACATAGCCTTAATGGCTGCTATTAGCACACAACGAATTGCTAACAGTGCTGTGCGAGATAAACCAATAGAACTTACAGAAAAACAAAAAGATGCTTTTGGCGCCTCCTGTTTTGTGTTTCTTGTTGCTTACATTATAATATTTTTTATTAAAAAAGATTCAATAGATACTTTAGATAATATATTATATACTTTTGTCTTAACAACTTTATTTCTTTTAGCCTTAATATTTATAATAATTATTTTTTACGGCGCTTATAATTTTTTATTCGGAGGGTAAGAGAAGTCATTGAGTTCTATAGCTGAGGACATTGTTAAGTTTTGGGATGATCCCTACAAGTTTGTGATCTACGCCTTTCCTTGGGGGGAGCCTGGAACCCCTCTAGAACACTACATAGGCCCCGACAAATGGCAGCGTGAGCTATTGCAACATATCACAACAGAGATACGCAAAGGCAACGAGTCAGCCATCCAGTTTGCTGTTACATCAGGTCACGGGGTTGGGAAGAGTTCCATGACCTCTTGGATTATCCTTTGGTACATTTCAACAAGGCCTAACCCTCAGATCCTTATTACCGCTAACACCATGCAGCAGCTCAGCACAAAGACATGGCGTGAGCTTTCGAAGTGGCACCAGCTTGCCATTAACCGGGATTGGTTTGAGTGGACAGCGACACGTTTCTATCACAAGGAAAAGCCTGAGACGTGGTTTGCAGCAGCTCTGCCATGGTCTGAGCACCGAAGCGAAGCCTTTGCTGGTATGCACGAAGAGAACGTCCTTGTCATCTTTGACGAAGCCTCTGGTATTGCTGATAAGATCTGGGAAGTGGTTGAGGGAGCCATGACAACGTCTGGGGCTATGTGGTTTGCCTTTGGAAACCCAACGCAAAACATTGGTCGGTTCCGTGAGTGCTTTCGTAAGTTTAAGCATCGGTGGATTAACTACAAAGTTGATAGCCGTGATGCCGCAATGGCTAGCCAAAGTCAGATACGAAAATGGTCAGAAGACTATGGAGAAGACTCAGACTTCTTCCTGGTTCGTGTAAAGGGTGAGTTCCCCAGTCGTTCAGACACTCAGTTTATCCCGTCTAGTCTTGTTGATGATGCTGTTGAAAGGGTGGCTCAGGTTTCAGGGGACTATCCTGTCCTTATTGGTGTTGATGTGGCTCGTAACGAAGGGGACAAAAGCGTTATCCTTGTTCGCAAAGGGCCTAAGATTCTGACCATACAAAAGTTTAATGGTCTGAGCGGCAGCCAGTTAACTCATAAAATATCAGATATCAAAGCAAGCTTCCCGTCATCGACAGTGTTCATTGATGAGGTTGGTGTGGGGGCAAGCGTTGTTGACCACTGTAAGATGCTTGGCATTAAGTTCATCCCTGTTAACGCAGCCTCAAAGCCTGACAGTCCTATGTTTGTTAACAAAAGGTCAGAGATGTGGCACCAGATGAGAGAGTGGCTTAAGAAGGCTGATATCCCCAATGACCCTGATTTGATTGGTGGTTTGATTGGCATTCAATATTCTTATAAGCGAGAGACAGAACAGCTTCTTATGGAAAGCAAGAAAGACATGCGGTCACGTATGGGGTCCCCTGATGAGGCAGACGCTTTAGCCCTCACCTTTTCCTACAATGTTTTGCCTGAATCATTAAAGTTTAGGCCGCAACAAATACAACATGGCGTAGATAGTTGGAACACATGGGAAACATAAGAAAATTAGGACAACGTGAATTTTATGTATGTTTTATTCCATCAGTCCAAGGCCATCCATACGATTTTTTTGTCGATAAAAATTTCAAACACATTTTGTTACTAAGTAAAATTGATGAACAAACAACCCTTGTTATTGATCCATTAATAAACTCATTAGAAATTTTAATTAAGAACAAGCCTGTAGAAAAAGTTATAAGGCAAATAAAACTTATTGAAGGCAGTAAAGTAATTAAATACAATAAGAAGTTGAATGAGAAAAAACCTTGGCGGTTTCGCGGTTATTACAATTGCGTCACTCAAACAAAGCTTGTTCTTAATATTTGGTCTTGGTCTTTGACGCCAAAACAACTTTACAATTACCTCCTTAAAGATGGAGGTGTTGAAATTTAAGGAAATACCATGGGTATAGAAACTGCTATTATAGGTGCTGCCATCGCTGGAGCAGCAACAACGACATACGGTGCTATTCAACAAAGAAATGCGGGGAATAGAGCAGAAGCCTCACAAAGACAAGCTTTACAAAAACAAGAAAAAATTCAAGCAGAGCAAAAAAAGAAATCTGATCAAGAAGCCATGCTTCTCAGCGATGAAATTAGACGTAAGAAATCAGCACGTGGTCGAAGAAGCTTGCTTCAAGGCGGTGAAGAAGGTGTTGATGATCAAGGTCTAAGAAGGACAACTGGTTAATGGCTCAGGAATCAGTTGAAAATCTCTTAAGCAGGTTTGAAAAAGCCAACGCTAACAAAGAACTTTACATGGATACGTACGAAGCTGCGTATCGTTATGCCAATCCAGTCCGTAATATTTTTCACAATAAGACGAAAGGCGACCCCAAACTTAATGGGATGTATGACAGCACAGGCATACGGTCACTCTATGCTTGGGTGACTAACATGCAAAACGCTATTACACCTCCATTTAAGCGATGGTGCATGCTAAGGCCGGGTCCAGGATTAAAAAAAGTCCTAAAAGATGCTGGTGCTGATTATGTTTACGAGCAAATTGAAAAGATTCTTGAGACAGCCACAGAGCGTGGGTTTTCTATTCTGAACTCAAACAACTTTAACACGGTGGTCCCCGCTTTCTATGCAGACCTAGCTGCGGGAACAGCGGTTTTGTTAACCATTGAGAATCCCATTGAAGACCCCATCCCTATGCGTTTTGTAGCTGTGCCCTTAGAGGAAGTTGCTTTAGAAGCAGGTCCAAGTGGTACGGTTGGCGCCACGTTCCGCAAAAGCAAAGTTACAGCTCAGAATATTGAAAAGACTTGGCCTGATGCAAAGATTCCTTTTGAGGTTGGTGAAAAGATCAAAAACGATCCAACGTGTGAAATCTGCATCCTTGAATGTTTTTACGAAAAAAAGAAGAAAAATTATTACGATGTTATTGTCGAAGACAAGAAAGACAGGATTGTAACCCGTGTCTTTGATTACGATCCGTTTATTATCACAAGGCTAAATCCCGATCCTGTAGGCGTTTATGGGTATGGTCCTCTTGTCATGGCAACGCCAGACATTAGAACACTTAACAAAGCAAAAGAGCTTATGCTTCGCTCTTCACAGCTCAGTGTTTACGGTGTTTATACGGTTGCTGACAACGATGTTGTGAACCCTAACACCCTTAAGATCCAGCCAAATACATTCATTCCCGTTTCAAGAAACTCTGGACCTAATGGGCCTTCCATTGCGCCATTGCCCGTTGCTGGAAACTTTAATGCTCAGCAATTCCAAATCCAAGAGCTGCAAGCCAACGTGCGGGAAATGTTATTTGATGACAAATTACCTTCTGATACAGGACCTGTGCGCAGTGCAACGGAAATTGTTGAACGCATACA